GTTACTACTGAATTCTCTGACGCTGGAAAGATACTCACAGTTCCGCTTGAAGCTGTAAAGCTGACTGATATTCCTGTAGTTGACGCTGTTGAACCTGCATCTTTGCGTATTGGAATAATTTCAACTATGTCAGTTAGCCCGCTTGCCCAAGTATCCCCGCTGTCTACTGTGGTGGTAACAAATTTAGCTATCTTACAACTTAAAGAACCGAAACTTGCTTGTAGTAAAGTTGAGGGAGTAATCGCTGCCATATCTCATACCTCCTTAAGTTATGGACGTCAACTTAAAGTGGCGTCTTCTGTTGTTAGTCGTTAAATTACCCCTAACCAAAATATAAGCTACTTTAACAGTTTGGTTAGACGGAGAGATGAAAGGTGTGGTGATGAAATCTGTCTCCGTGTCAACATTCCAATTAATGTAGTTCATATTCAAACCGAACAATAATCCTGTTGAGATGTGGTTACCATAGATGAGGGGCTTTCCCTTGAAAGTTAAGTTCGTGAACCCGGCGTTCGCGCTCATATTACCGTTAGAAATTCTCTCAAGAGGCAATCTTGTCTGCTCAAACTTCTGAAAAATGGCTTTGGTTGTGAGAAAGTAACCTGGGCTTTCTACTTCGGCTGAAGAGGATACAGCATAATAAGCAGTTGCCATATCAGTAAGGCCTTGAGCCGCAAACTGGCCGGAAGTTGTTACAGTTGACTGCCAAAAGGTTTCTGTTGCGCCTGCTTTTGAACCCAATGTTCCTGTATTAACTAAAGTCTCAAGGTCAATGAGATTGTTAGCTTCACTTACTGGAGTGGATAATGCCTGGTCCATTCTGTTTCTCATTGCGCGGTCTGACAGTTGGGTCTTTGTAGCGACTAAATCCAAAATCTTGTGAACATCACCGGAATTTTGCCTCTCTTCATCACGAGAGATTAAGATAGGCTCGTAAGCATTCTGCCATCTGAATTCTATGATGTCGGTGGTATTGGGCTGGACATTGTTGAGGACATCATTGCCAAGATAAAATCCACCTGCGTTCTGTTTTTCACGCATTACGTTTTCTACGATTGAAAGTCCGCCGTTAATCTCTCGCTTTGTTCCTGCTTCATTTGCTAATTTCAGAACTACTACAGCATTGTAGACATTATCGATAAGCACCTTTCTGTAGTCAGCAAGAGACATAGACAAGGCAGCAGTATCAATCGTTGTCGGTACTCCTAATGGAGATGTTTGTGTATAAGTTGCCATTGTTTACTCCTTAAGCTTTCGCTATTTAGCAATGTGCTGTTGATACGAACGCCGCATAAAAGAAGCGATTGTTTCGCCTTTCTGCCGCTCTAATCCTGAAGGAGCTGTGACATTTCTTGTTGTCGTATCAAAAGACATACCGCCTATTTTTTCCTGATTATCAATTAGTTTATCCTGTTTACCAAGTTCGTATGCTCTTCGCACAGCATTTTCGTAGTCAATCACTTTCCAAAGGTCTTCGCGGGTAGCTTTAACTTTACCCGACATTAAACCTTGAGTGGTCGTATCTACGACATCTGAGGCGTAGTTAGCATATTTACTTTTTAGGGCGTTATCCTGCTGAATTTTGGTAGCCTCCCAACTGCTCTGTTCTAAAATATTTATCTTATCTTTCAGTTGTTTGATTTCCGCCTTTTCAGCATCGGACATTCCCGACCATTGCTCTTCAGTTAACCCGCTGCCTGAAGGGTTCTGACTTTGCAATACATCTTGAGCAGCTCTGACAAAATCTGGTTTGTTCATTTCCGCCTTCACTCTTTCAGGAGTCCAAGTGGATGACTCAGCCAGCTTTTGTTCATACTGTTTACGTAAATTGGCAATTTCTTGATACTTCTGATTTTCGCCTCGCAGTAGAGATTTCTTCAAACCAATCAGCTGGTCTTTCACAGCTTGGTCGGTTACCTTCTCTATCTCGGCGTCTAAATCATTGATATTGAAAGAGCCTGATGGTTGCTGTGTCGTTTGAGCTTCAGGTGGTTTAACCTGAGATACTCTCGTAATCAAATCCTCTTCTATCTTTGGTTCTACTAACGGTTCTTGTATTGCTACATTTGTTTCTGGCATTTGACTAACCTCCTAAGTGAGTACACTTTAACGTACTCGTTGGTTGGGTTTTGGTCTTATCCGGCGAAATTACCGATTCGTTTAAATACGTTCAACTCTTCCTCACTTCTTTTTTCTTCCGGTCTGACATCACGTTTCTCTAACAACTTTAATAAGACTCTGTAAGGAAATGTAGAATCATAGACATTGTGATGTGTATAGACTTTGGAAGTAAGCTCACTGACTCCATAACCAACAGCCTCTACTTCATCTACTCTTATACTTAATCCTTTAGCTACTTCGATATACTGCAAAATATCCCTTTATCTCGCCCCTTTCGGCGACTTCGTCGCCTCTTTAACGGGGCTCGATGGAAGATGAGCGAGTACGCTCAGCCTATAAGAGAGACTCCTAATAGTGTACTCACTATAGTGTACTCACTTCTTTGAGCTGAGGGTGCTGCTCAAATCTCATACCCTTGCTTTTCATTGCGTCTACGAGCTTCGGGTGTTGACCTAATGTAATGCTGCCGTCTTTGTTGCCGAGTTCCTTAGCAGCCTTAATCATATCCACGCAGTCCTTAGACGGTATCCACTTAACTTCGCTTTGTTTCTTCTCGGCAAGCTGGCAGGCTTTGTCATAAGGCAAAAAACCCTGACGTCTTAACTCATCGTTATAATGCTGTCTGCTTTTTATGTACTTGCCTTTGGGGGTGTCCCAGTTGCCAAGAGAACTATTCACGTGTTCGTACTTTTTAATTATTATGTTCGCCATAAGCTCGTCCTTAAATAGCGTATTCGCTATCCTGCAAAAAATTGACTGCTCAAATCAGGTTGAACAATCTGCTGAAGAATTTTTCCAATGTTATTAGTAGCCGTAAATCTTTTCCCATTTACATAAATAATAAATTCTTTTCCTTTAGCGCCATCAACCAACTCTATAGCGTCTATGCTTTCTAAGTTCACTAAAACATTATTGCCTATCTCTATCAGTTTCATTATGCACCTACTGTTTCAACCCTCGGCTTTGGAAGATTAATCCTTTGTCCAGGCGAAGCCTCTTTAGATTGTATCTCCTGAAGCAGAGCTGTATGTATCTGGATTAGTTGTTGCAACATATCACTCATCTGTCCCATCTGCTGGAGGAGTTGGGCTATAGCTCCATAAGTTTCAAGTTTTGCGCGGTGGTCATCTTCCATCTTGGGAGGATGAGGTATTTTTTGATTAGTCAAAGCTGCCTGAACATTCTCTTGCGCCTCTCTAAGTTGTTGAACGCTAACAAAGCCCTGAGACTCTTCGGGCTTGATATTACGAAACACATCGGGGTCTTTGATTTTAAGCCTCAAGAGCATTTGTTCTATGAGCGGAGACAGGTTCATAGTCTTGCCTTCCTGCTGAAGTTTCTGTTGGATAGCAGGCTCAGTAATTCCCTGTATCATCATCATAAGAGCGGTATTCAACTCTCGCAGTTCTTTCTCGGGGTTCTCGGGAAGCATACTAATAACATCTATTTCTACATCTATATCAGCCTGTATCTCTTCTTTAGTCGGCTTATCGCTCCACTCAATATCCAGCGAACCAACTATCCTAACGGCTTCTTTGATAGAAAGAAACTGTTTGTTAAGCTGGTTAAGGTAGAGTAAACTTTCTTTAAGGAAATCACTCATAATGTCCTGACGATAGGATGGACGTGCTCCGCCACCTGCTGCTCGTATCTTTACAGAGGTTGCTGATTCTTCCCCACTCTGCAAGAACCCACGCTTGAGGTCTGTGATGCCTGACTCTCCTCAAGGTTTCTTTGTATTCTTCCATCAATGAGATAAAGCTCTGATGATGCAGAACCGCCAGGTGAGGCAACAAACATACGCTCGCTTGGTTTACCGTTCTCAAACAGTATGATTGTCTGCTGTCCCTTCTGTACTTTTTCTATGTCCTCTTCATCTGCCCCTGCCTTTGAGATACCTACCCAGACTTTAGAGTTCTCCTGAGCGTTACGCAGTTGAAGATTGATTATGGAATTCTTTTGGTCTACAACATTACCGAAAGCTTCAGGGTCGGACAGCCCAAATTTCTCATCGTTGAGTTCGTTGAATTGAAGTATCTTGGCGGGAAAACCTTCCGCTTTAATCGTCCAATCGCTCTCTCTCAGAGGCTTCTCCTGCTCATCAGTCAATAATAGAATGTAACCGTTGATACCTTTGCGTTTTTCTTTCTTAGTCGGTCTTAGGAATACTTCGTATAGTTTTATGAACCTCGCCTCCTTAGATTTTTTATATTTATCTTCGGTGTAATCAATCAACGGGCGGCCTATGGTTATTTTATCTTTAGGTTGTGATTGGATATTTCGTGGAATAATCTTTTGATTAAATCCTACAAAGCCTTTGAGTAGTTCTTTGTCAACATCCAGCTTCTCGTCTTCTACGATGTCCAACAACGGGACATCAAATGAACGCCCCACCCACTTGGCCTCATCAAGCTCTGAAAGTGTTACGGCTGGGTCAAAGATAAACCTCGCAGGATTGATACGCCTAACGAAGTTCTTATCGTTATGTATTTCTATACTTTGTTCTTCGGTCATTCCAAAGTCGCCTTTGTAACCGTGCCAGAGAATACCGAAAGGAAACAGCAATGCGTCAAGCAACACTTTTCTAACTTGTTTCTTATACTTCATCTGAGCATCAGAGATGTCATAGTTAAGCAACGCCTCTTGAGTCTTAGCGGACTTCTGGCTGTCGAGCTGAACTTCTGTCATTTTGCCGCTTATAGGGTCTCGTTTCTTAGCGATAAAAGTTTTATTGCGTGGCTTGAGAAATGCTCTGGGATTGCGGAAGAAGATAGAAGGAAGTTCATTCTGGATTATTGGATAGAGTTCATTGAGGACGATGTCCCAGTCCTGTCCCATAGCAGGAATATAAGTACCCATATAGCGGCTGAGGCTATCCCTCATTATGGGCTGAAGCTCTTGACGATTGATTGTTTCGGAGATGATTATCTCGTTTCTTAAGGCGAAGAGGCGGTCTTTGTTTATAGTGCTCATAGCAAGGGGTTCAAGGGGGGTACTCCCCCATTGTGGTTTACTATGAACCTATGTGAGCGTATTCGCTCTGGCCTATGTGGCCTATGGTTACCGTAAGACTTGAAGTTGTCACAGACACAGTCGCAAAGTTAAGGACGTTTGTCTTAAGGCAGCCTTTGCACTTAACTACAATCGAAAACTGACCTTTGAAGTCATAGAAGAATAATAATCTGTTACAGAAGAAACATCTACATTCGGTCATTTGATTACTACCACAAAATTAGTTGTTTGTCAAGAACTTTCTTTAGCGAGTACGCTTCTAACGCAGTTAATCATACCCAACACTTGCGGGTATTCCAAAGAGCTTACGCTTACTGCCATAGGAAAACCGCGTCCGCTGAGGCCTCTTAGCCTCTATAGCTTTCTTCCTCCACCAGTCAAACTTGCTCTCACTCTCTTTAGGTTTCTCTTTCTTAACACCTTTGATTATATAGTCACCATCGAAGAGTTGGCTATGACAATCTAATATATCATCGTGTTCTGAGAATGGAAACTGACGATACTCAAGCAGATACTCCTGAACGAAGTCATAACTCTTCCCGTCAAACTTATAAACTCGTGGTAAGCTGCGGGGTAGGAATATCTTTCCTGCGTGAAACTGGCCTGTAAGCCTCTGCTCTATTCGGTCTATCTTGGAAACTGTTGTGGCCTTAGTCTCTGTCGGTTCTATATGCATTCGTTCTTTAAGAAATCGAAGCTTAATGTTTTCAAGGTCTCCGTGCCTGCCGCCCAGCACTTCATACTTAGCAACCTTAAGCCGCCCGCATTGTTTAGCCATAATAACATATTCGTTTACTCTTTCATTACTTAGCAACTTGTCTCTTATCCCGTCAATCAAATAGGAGTTAAGGTCGTAGTCTACGCCCCACCGTTCCATAACCGTAAAGTCGCTTGTTTTCTTTTTGCTTGAGGCAGGGTCGCAGAGAAGGTACTCGCTTAAGCCCTCTGGTAGACTGTCGTAGTAGTGTATCCATTCATCCTTGAGCTTTCTTGCCGCAGGGTCTATGGGGTTGAGAAGATACTGGCTCTGGACATCGTAAGGATTGATATTGGCATCTCCAAGTATTTCCTTCTCAAACTTCTCTTTTGATATTCTCTCAGGGAATATAAAGTTGTAGTTCTCATCGTGGACGGGTATGACTGAAGTTGTCCACATTGTATTCTTTCTAAGATTAGAGTGCAGGTCATTAAAGTGGTAGATGGTGCCTGTTAGCTTATATCTCGGGCAGGTAGGGTTGTCAAACAAGGGGCTTAGTAAGCTGAAGTAATCTTTACTGGCTTGCAGCTGTGTGTCATTCGTCACACTATCTCGTGTTACTAAATCATCAGGAGTTATAACATCGAAGTGAAGCCCTGTAACATTCGTTCCTATACCCGCCGCCATAAT